AAAGTACCTTCAATGAAATAATTTTTGCCACCGTCAGCAGCTGCTTCAGTTAAAAACTCTACTTGTTCAACTGTCTCGGTTATTAGTTTCATTGATTTCAGTCTTTCTCTTCTTCTGAATCTTCGCCATCTTCTTCTGAGTCCTGATCAGTTTCCTCATCTTCTTCTTCTTCGGACTCACCTTCTTCTTCTTCTTCAGGTTCGTCCGAGCCCGTGGTTTCATCATCGTTGTCACCCTCTGCCCATTCAGTTGAAGCTTTTTCCCAACCAGAAATTTTGCCGTCATGATTCTTATCGGCTTTTTCCGCATCCCACTTTTCATTTTCAAAAATGGTAGGAGCAAAAGCCTCATACTTTTCGTTTAAAGCGTTTGTTAGAGCTTCATTTAATTTTTCTTTGATTAAATGCTGAGCTTGAACTAAATTCTCGTTCATTACGAGGTTTATGAAAGTTTTTAGAGAATTATCCATTTTTAGACCCTTGTTTTTTATTTTCTAACCTGGCCAAGTTTAATACTCGGTTAAAGGTTTCTTGTGATTCAGACAGTAATTTTACCATTCTTTCTTTGTTGTCATTATTTAGGTTTTTATATAATTTAGACACCATTTGGCGGTCTTCTTCATTTAGTATTGCAACATTTCCATCTTTTAACTGATGGGTTTTTTCAAACATAAAAGTTTCAAAAACTGGTTGTTTTAAAACTTTCACATCAACAGAAGCTGGAATATTTGCTGGTTTTACTATACTTTCTAATAATTTTTTACTTTCATCACGGTACAGAGATTCCATTAACGTAGCAGAACGCTCTCTTAATTCTTCTCCTAAAACGGCCTGAAATTGGTCGCTTTTACCTCTTAAGATCATGTCTACTAGTCTTTTTGGTGTACTCATTGTGGTTCTTCTGGTTGTTGTTCTTGTTCTTGCTCTTCTTCTTCGGGTTGCTCTCCAGACATCATTTGCTGATACTGTTGCATTTCCTGAGCTTCCATTTGTTTCTGCATCTCTCTATTTATTTGTGCGTCAATTTCTAAAATGTCTTCTTCAGACTGCTTTAAGAAGAATTTACGAACGTAATCATTAGAGAAAAATCTACCAATATACGGAGTTACTGCAGCAATAATGTCTAATCTTTCTCTTAAAATATCATTATCTTTTAGTTCGGCAAAATAAGAATCGTTATTGAACGTAAACGTTATCTCTTGATTAATACGATTCCAATCATCTTCCGACATTATGCCTTTAAGAATAACTTGAGTTTTTAAAATATCTAAGAAAACAGTACTGAATCTGTGGCGTAAACGATCAATAAATTTATTAAATCGAACTTCATCTCGGGTAATCTCGGCAGATCGGCCCATATTGAATCCACTTTCTCCCATCATTCTTGAAAGAGGAACACCTAATGCTCGGAATAATTTTTGTTGCAGATACAGTACGTCTTCCATCTGCCCTAAGTTTTGGCCACCATCTAACGTGGTAATTTCTGTACCACGACCGCCTTCACGGCGTGGCATCCAAAAATCTTCAAGCATGCTCATGTGATTACGTTCGTCTCGAATTTGACCGGTGGCAGGATCGTAAAGAATCTTGTTACGATACCTGTTCATAATCTCACGCAGATATTGCTCTGCTTTTTGCTTGGGAAGATTACCTACGTCTACGTAAAAAATGCGACGTTCTGGAGCACGAGAAATTCGATAGATGGCAACTGCGTCTTCGATTTGACGAAGTAGATTAAGTGGACGAACAGCTTTTTGCAGGTATCCAACTACTCGCTTTGTTGCAGCATCAATAATACCAGAGTGAGTGTACGCAATGGTGTCTGGGGATATTTTCCAACCAGCACTAGTTGTTGGGAATGTGGACTCTCTATCAGTATCCGCGTAAACAAAGTACTCTTGAATACTCTTTATTGGAGAAAACGGGGCCATTCCTCCGTAAACCGCTTTGTCTTTTTCTATTTTTCTTACTTTTTTGATCTTTACTGGATCAATTGGTATTAGTTCAATAATACCTTTTCGTAAATCGTTTTTATCAATTTTCTTGTAGTAGTATACTTTAGAATCAATATACCATCTTCTAAAAATATCTGGTGCTTTATTTGAAAAGTCCATTAATTTTAAGATGTGATTGTACTCTGTGTAAATTTTTGTTTTAATAGTTTCAGATAAATTTACACGATCAAGATTTAACTTTACAGGTTTTCTGTCTTGATCTAAAACTATGGCTTCGTTCACAATATCTTCGATGGCAGCATCCACTTCAGGATACAGTGCCATGGAACGATAGTGTTGAATCATTTGGTTTTCGTCACGGACTGCTCCAGAGAAGTCCACAAACGTACCAAACACACCACCAGTTTCTAAAATATAAGAACCATCATAACTGTCTGGAGTGATAAGTTCTCCAGTTTGCTTTACTGATTCTTGTTTCTTTTTGCCTATACTAAAACCAAATAATTCTAATTCCATATAATTGTCATTCCTATTTGTTCTATGTTATATAGACAGGTCGAAACACAAACAATTAGGTTATACTAACTACAGTATAGTGGCTAAACAGAATGGTTACTTGAAATGCTCCAATTGTGTTATCTTTACCCATATCCAATTCTAGTGGTCCTATTGCAACCGGCCAGCAATTACTTAATGTGAAAGTTTTGATAGATTTGTCACCACTTGCATCTAAATGATTAACAGACCAATCTGATGCAAAATTCTCTCTGGGACTAGTTAAGTTTTTGCATTCATTTGAAGCGTGGTCATTTATAGTAATATGCCAATCGTGGAATGCTTTGTATAGTTTAGCACCAGAACCAGTATCATCTAAAATAGTAATATTCCATGGTTTATAAGCACGATCACCAGGATAATTTACAGTTCTGCCGTGCCAGTTTACTGCAATATTTCCTAAGATTGCATCTGGTAATGAAGCAGATCTAACGTGATATATACTAAAGTCTGTCTGAGTACCACCGCTTTTAGGACCAATCTTTCCGGTTATACTAAAACGGTTTACGCGAGTTCCGCCGTTAAATCCACCAATAAATGATGCTATACTACCCATTGAATGTTCCTTAATTTTTAATTTAGCTTACTATAACTTCTCCAGACACAAACAATTAGGTCATATTACCTACAGTATAGTGGGTAAACAGAATGGTTGCTTGAAATGCTCCAATTGTGTTATCTTTACCCATATCGAATTCTAGTGGTCCTATTCCAACCGGCCAGCAATTAGTTAATGTGAAAGTTTTAATTATACTACTACCATTTGCATCTAATTGATTAACAGACCAACCTGATGCAGTATTCGCTGTGAAACTAGTTGGGTTTGTGTATGTATTTGAAACGTGGTTATTTATAATATCATGCCAATCATGAAATGCCTTGTACAATCCAGAACCAGTATCATCTAAAATAGTAATATTCCATGGTTTATAAGTACGCTCACCAGGATAATTTACAGTTCTGCCGTGCCAGTTTACTGCAATAGTTCCTAAGATTGCTTCTGGTAATGAAGCAGATCTAATGTGAAATTTATCAAAGGATGCACTACCTTTGCCTCCAGCACCAACGTTTCCGGATACTTCAAAACGGTTTACGCGAGTACCGCCGTTAAATTTACTAATAAAGTCTGCTATACTACCCATTGAATGTTCCTTAATTTTTAATTTAGCTTACTATAACTTCGCCGGTTGCGGAATTGATTACTCTTACTGTTACTGTGGTTGCTGGTACAACAAGACCGATTGTTACGTCTAAAATTAAATTACCAGCCGCAACTACTGCTGCAGTATTATTACTTTCATCACAAGTTAGTAAATAGCTAGAAATTGCACCGTTTGCAAGTATTGAATCTAATATTGGAGTACTAGAGTTTACTACTTGTTGACGTGTACTGGCATTATTTTGTGTAAACAGATACCGCTTCAAAACAGAAATTAATTGTTTTTGTAGGTACAGCGAAAGCATCATGTTACTTATTTGTTTCTTGGCAGAAGTTGCAGATGTGTTGGATGTGAAATTACTTAGCAAGAAGGTTCCTTCTCCGGGTAGTGAGTAAATTGAGTTTACTCCTGCTTGAGCAAAATAATTTGCATCAGAGTCTGAGAACTTCTGAGTCATGTACAGGACATTCAAAATTCTACCTCTAACGTAACCTGCTGGAGTCACCCAGATATTATCTGTTTTTGCGGTTCTGGCAAAACAACCAGCCACGTCTGGAGATAATGATCCTTCGTAAACTGTTGCAACTCCGTTGCTTACGTAAGTAAATTTCTTTCGACCAGCAACGTATACTACGTATTCGCTGGTGTTTTTTGCACCAAAGTCTGCTGTAAACCCATTGTATGCAGAAGTTAAATTTAAAGAGCTGATATCTTTATAATTTCCTATAACAGCTAAACAGTCTGTTCGAGTCTGGGCAATACTGGCAGCAGCAGCTGAAGAAAAAGTGTTTCCACCATCAAAAACTATATCTAATTGAACTTGATTGTTGTTGTGTAGTATTGTGGAAGTGGTGCCTAAAGTACCGTCTTGAGTGTAATACGCGCCGGTAGATCCGGTTCCACCTACCATACAAGAACCACCGTATTGTAAATAATTCCAAACACTGAACCATTCGTTAGCCCAAGCACCGGTTGGTCCTGAAGTGGAAAATTGTGAGTCTGATAGTCTACCCAACCAATCGTTAAGAGAAGAAACGGTCATTAAACCGGTTTCTGTTTCGGATGTTCCATTTGAACCGGTTATACCAAATAGTGGCACCAGTCCATTGTAAGAAACCATTGCTGCTTTTAGATCTTGTGGCATATTTTAGTCCTTTATAATCTGTATTGGTATTTATAATTTACCTTTTTTACATAATATTTGGTGTGTCGTCACTGTCATAAGAACTAATAAACCCAAAACTAAACCAATCGTCTTCTTCTATTTTTTTAATTTCACCTTCAAACAGTTCTTTTCTGATATCAATATTGGTAATTTCTTTAAAATATGGCTGTTTGGTTAACCAAGAAAACAACACTAAACACATCACAAGATCATCAGTATGCCCATCATCAGCACTAAAACTGTTCCATTTTGCCACAAAAGACAAAAGTTCTTTTATTATCTCTTCGTCTTCTATTATTAATTTGTCTTGCTCTACCAGACTTTTTAGAATAGAACAACCTAGTTTTTTAACAATAGCTGTGGTTCTTACTCCAAAAAGAGTTTCGCCTTTACCAAACCCACCGTTTAATACCATCCCGGCTCGACCTTTATTCATACTGGTTAACAGGTTATCGTACTCTAAATCGTAGTGCAAGATATCTGCAACCTGTCCACCAATATCATTAACTTCCACCAACATGTAAGCGTTATTATATTTTTTGCCTAAAGCTCCCAATATGGTGGGATAAAGCATGGGAGAAATAATATTATTTCTGTACTTTGCCACAATTTTGTACGGAGATTCGGTAATATCAAAAACTACTGCAGCACTATAATCTTTTCCTTGTCCTCTGGAAGTATCTACCGTTATCACGTATGCTCGATTGGGTTTAGGTTCTTCGTATACAGAAAATCCTTCAGCAGATCTGGATAATGGTCTTTTAGCAGTTAACACGTGTAGTTTAG